GTCTTCTTGAACCAGCTGGGCTAGTTCTAATAATCCATACTTATCACAAGTAGGTCCCCAAAAAGAAACATCAACAGTAGGGCCACCAAAATAATTTCGATATGTAGACATACTGGAGCCGTCGTCTTTGCGGTTGATTCGTTCAAAAAAAGACAGTCCGGAGGCTCCAGAACCCCAATCCTCCCAATTAGGGTTAGGGTTATTCCACGAATCAAGCCCATGCTCAATATCAACAATACCCAAATAACTCAACGAGGATAGTTCGCGATGAGTTTTGGTAATCTTTTTCTTGTTAATGTCTTGGTATACCACATCACGACAATTATCAAAAAGCCAGTGCTTCTTGTTCATATAATAAGGCCAAAACTTGTCGATGTCAAAAATAACATCTTCAGGCTCTTTATTGTAGGCCCCTGCAATGTAGGGTGTGTCGATGGGCTTCATACCAACATCAAGCTGCCCCTTACCATCTCGGTAGGGGGCATACTTGGGGGCATCAAGCGAAGAGAATGGTTTATCATCTCTTCCGCGCAAATTACGCAGATCGCGCAAAGTAAATTTTGAAATCATAGGGGGAGTTTAGCACACCTTTGCATCAAATTCAAGTCTTGAGCCTCAGCTTCTAACTTTTCTTTAATATTTTTATTAATAAGTCTGGCCGCAGACTCAACCTCTAGTCCTATTAATTCAGAACACATGATGATTGCGTCCATATACGGCATGGGCTTAGCTTGAACTAAGTCTTCCACTCTCTTAGAAAACACCTTCTTGTCTAACACTATATCCATATTATACTCGCCTTTTCAAATAATACTGATGCATCCAATATGGCAACATCACATCAATCCCAGGCCCATATCGACCACCCTCACCGGAGATTTTTGCTGTACCTTTAGGCTTTTGCCAAGCAAAAAATTTACTATGGCCCACCTCCGCCAATTGGTCAAGCGCCTTTAATGCTACATCTACTCGTCTCGATGGAACATCATTCCCCATTATAGCTTCTGTTAAAATGAAGAATGCATTATCTTCATCTTTAGTGAATGACGAAATTCGCTTCATCCACTTTACGGCACCAGCCCGAAGTTTTGGATCTGGTTCATTAATGAACAACGAAAATGCATTTGTTGTTCTCAAATTCCAAGCATACATGCGCCGGGTGAACCTGTAGTAAAAAGTATGAAACCACAAAAACCGATAAAATCTTTTCAGTTTGTTAGTAGAGGGGCGAGGTATGTCATTAACCGTACAATTAAGAAGAACTAATGCCTCTCGCAAATTATCTCTCAATTTATGGGCATTAGTATTTCCAACAAGCCCTGTATGATCCTCTAGGCTCCAGTTAGTTTTCTCTAGACGGTCAGCAAGATCCCGAGCAATGCTTTGAATTAAAGATTTGCTTTGTTCGACTAATGGGTTCTCTGAGGATTCTTTACTTAATATATTCCAAGCAACAGACAATCCAAAAACAATACCCGTTAATTGATCCCTAGTGGTTCGACAATAATACATATGCGTGTCTGATTCATACAAGGAACCTTCTTCTTTTCTATCCCACCAAGTATTTCCGGGGCCCCAGCCCAAAGGCTTGGGTTGCATAGAATCCGGGGCATACCCGATCTTCTTATATGCATCATCTAAAGGAAAGGCTAATCTAGCCAAAACTCCTGGAGTACCAGACACATTAGTGAGTAAATGTATACCCTGAAGAGTTTGGTGTATATCGTGAAGTAGCCATCCCGGCAATTCTCCTTGCATAGTAGATAATCTAAAAGCAGCCGAAGCTAAATAAAATCCTGTAAACATGGCATTATCGGCACCTGTGTCATAACCATAATACCCATCAGGATGCAACCATCGAACAAATGTAATCCCATCTACCTGATGATCTTTCTGATATGTCTGATTAAGATCATCAACCGTATCTCTAGAGATTATCACAATAAGTTACCTATAAAAAATATGATTGTCAATTTTAGCGACCCTTTCCATTTTATTTGCCCAGGAGGGAGATACATAGTCTGCATGATAATACTGAACTGACGCATCATCAAAAAGCCCCGAAGCCTTGTCACAACCACACAACACTTCCTTGGCTGCTCGAATAGAATTTTCCCATGCAGGACCATCAAACGGAACATCTGAATTTCCGTCGGAGTACCAAGAAAATTGTTTGTGTTGTTTTATCACACCGCAAATAGTATCTGGGTATCGTTCGTCGTTTACACGATTCATTACAACAGAACCAACGGCAATCTTTCCATAGTAAGATTGATTGCCTGCTTCAAAGTAAATCGTTCTCGAAAGACAATCAAACTCATCGTCTGAAATGGGCCGGGAAACTTCAAACTTGCGAAGAGGTAAGTTGGGGGTAACTGCCACAGGAACATTTTTGATCTCAGTAATGTTCGGTTTCTTTTTAGATGGAGCATCAAGATAACTAATTATATGAGAATGAAAAACTGTCTTAGATTGACTCCCCACCATAAAACCAGAAATAAATGCCCCTGTAAACAAAATCAATGTAGTAGCAGTGATACCAAAATACTTAATCAATGTCATAGACATTTCTCCACAATATAAGTTAATAGGACTATCGGAACAATAATTCTAATCATAGGATCATGAGAAACGATAATTAATACGTCACATATTTCTTTTAAAATTAACAATTGCTTTAGCCAACGAAGGCAACCAGTCGGATACCTTTCCTTTAAAAATTTGAGGGCTATCACCATCAACCATAATGGCAATTACAACATCTTTAATGGGGAAATCAGTCATCTCATAATACATGGCTGCATAGCCAGAGCATTGTCTGAAATAATCATCAACCCATTCAAGTTTCTTGGGGCGAGCTGAAGTCTTGAAATCAATAATAGAAGGAACCCCGTCCCACTCGGCAATCAAATCGACACGCCCGGCAACGCCTAGATGGTCAGAATATAATGCTAGTTCCTGCCCGTAAATATTACCTACGCTTTGTGTCAAGATAGGTTTCAATGAACTAAACATTCCCACAGAGTCGGGCATGGCTCCATTAATATATTCTTTCTCATTGTTCAAATAATCTTCACACATTTTATGAACAGTCGTTCCTCGGCTAGACGCTTTTTGAGAAATCTTATTCGCCTCAGCTTCACCCACACGCTTGCGCCATTGCATCAAACCCTTTATCTTCTCCGGGTTTGCGCCAAGAACTGACGTAATAGAAGGATACTTGTTTCCCTCAGGTGTCACATAAAAACGGCTACCATCTTCATATACAGTTTTCAATTTCCCGTCAGGTAGTTCGACGGGAGCATTATGAATAAACATCAATCAAATCCTTTTTTTCGCCTCCCCTGCGAAAGTTTTTCGTGCAGTTTGCTACGAGGATGAGCATCACTAATTTTCGTTAATACCTCTTTAAATTCACTACTCGGTTTTGTGATACCGAGTCGAACCGAATCACCAATATTCATTCCCATAATTACCTGGACAACTTCACCATCACATTTGATGCAAGGCTTTTCTGTAGGAATATTTCGTTCAGCAATTCTATAAGAATCTTCAAAAAAATTCTTACAGGACTTACATTCATATGAATATAGTGGCATATACCTGTTCCTATTAGAATACGGGAACTAGACCAACAAACAAATTTCGCGACTCTATACCATCGAAGAACTCTCGAATGGCCTGCTGCTTTGTAGTGAACTTTGAGGCATCAAAATCACAAGGCTCCTTCAAGTCAGGAGATGATATAATAGAAAAGAGTCTAGTCACAACCTTCTCCTTGGTTGTGCAGGCAAAAATATCTCTGGCTCGCCCTTGTTCCGGAACATCAAAAGAAATATCGCAGACCCAAACAGTCGTCAAAGACTCTGCTTTTTCATCCTCGAATGCTTCCCAAAATTCTTCTGTAGTATCGGTAACACCTTCTTCTACATTACCAGAAGAATCAATAAACTCAAGCTCTTCCGAAGTATCTGTTTCTTCTTCAGTAATCTCATCAACCACAGGTTCACTTTTAGCCATCACTTAACTCCTTTTATTAATCAGTTTCTTTTTTTGAAACATTAGAATAACCATCTTTATACCAGCCTCCACCTTTCAACTTAAAAGATGTTCGACCAAGTAATATATTTAGCGCATTTTTTCGAGAACATTCTGGGCATTTTCGCTTTCGCCTGGAATTTACTTTTTGCCAGACTTCAAACGTATGCTCGCAGTATTTACATCCATATTCATAGATAGGCATAGCTAATCATCTTTATCATTTCGGCGCCAAGCTAAGCCGTGGTAAAGTCGTATAATAACCTGCTCAATATATAATTTATGAAGTAGAGTTTTTATTCGCTCGATCATTTGTTCGCTTCTGTTTACCGCCCTTAGCTTTATTCGGCAGTTTAATCTTCTTTGTCGATACCTTTGTGTTATTAGCCTTACGACGGCGCAACCATGCCCGAATATTATCGTTATATCCAGAAGCAAGTTTAATTGCCTCGTCAATAGAAACCAACCCTCGGCGAACCCTTTCGCGCAAGCCCGTAGGATCTTCAGAAGGTTTGTAATTCTTTGCCCGTTCTAGCGCATCTGCGCGCCGGCGTTCTTTTTCTAAATGACCTCTCACTTTTAAATTCTCCTATAACTACTTTATTATATAGTTAAATTGTATAACTATTTATCTCACCAATTTTATAAAATTGGAGCCCGCGGCAGGAATCGAACCTGCGTCTGAACCTTACAAGGGTTCTGCTAAACCAATCAGCTACACGGGCTAATTCATAATATGACAAGCCGCATCAAACCAACAAGACAACAACCCCAATACTGCAATGAAAAATATCCAGCCAAAAAGTACGGCAAATGTAACTGTAAAAATACCACCCAAAATCTTACGAGCATTTCTACTGAAGGGTGATATTAAAACCAATCCAACACAAAATATAAACAAATAAGATAGCATAGGTTATTACCTCGTAAACAATGGTACCGGGTGCGGGACTCGAACCCGCATGACCTTTCGGTCACCGCATTTTAAGTGCGGCGCGTAAACCAATTCCGCCAACCCGGCTGATCCTAAATACAGAAAAAGGAGGGCGACCCGAAGGACGCCCCCCAAATTCTAAAAGTTGGCGTAAATACTACGCCGTCGCGGCATCCGCCACCTCGGTCTCGGCGACTTCTACTACAATCTCCGTTTCCGTTGCGGGCGCCGGAACCGTAGTGGCATCTACCACGCGAAAACCTACGACCTTGCGACCATCCTTGATGGCCTCAACCGGGACGCCGGCCTTGTTCTTGACCTCCCAAATATATGTAGACATGCGATACATCTCCACATCCTTGCCAAGTGCAGCCGCAAGGTCTTCCTTGCTGACTGACTTCGGCGAGGCATTCTGGAGAACTTCCAGAACACGCTCAAACTGCTTGACCTTCGCCATTGCTGTTTTCCTCACACCTAGTAATTCTATATCCAGGAACTCCCTAGAACAGAATTACCATTATTAACTATAGTATACCTCAAGACGGGGAGTTTGTCAACCTCAATCGAGAAAATTCTCAATAAAATTGTTTGCCGCTACCCGAATCTCAGCTTCACTCAAATCCTTGAAATCGAACGAAGAATTGATTGCCTGCTGGGCAAGAAACTCGGCAGGATCATCCATCCAGAAAATCACACTTACATCAGCCTTAGGAGTTGAATCGCGGAAATGCTTCTCCAGATCACCGGGGCGAGTCAACCATCCCTGGGCTACGCTCTCAACACCCATAGAACCTTTGCGCCAATTGATATTCATTATACATCTCTACTAATCATTGAAAATTGTTACATTAAAGTTCGCGCCCACATAACGAGCGCCGGATTTATCCAGCGAGCATCGAGTCAAAACATCGCCGTATCGTTGAGAATCATGCCCAGCCCAAATCTTGATATACGTTGGCCAAATTCCCGGAGGCATGTTCAGTTCCGAAGCCTCGGCGAACATAGAAGTTCTTGTATACTCAGGCGTTTCGCTTGAGTGAAAATCAGTATCTTTGAAATGTTTCATATCTTCCTCTATCGTTGATTTATCGAACTGGATGGGAACCTCTACCCTCTCCCCTTTCAGGGTTGTAGGCGTGCTTCAGACGCCTCGTTATCCCAGAACCTTCCGGCTCTGTTTGGTAGATGCTGACCCCAGCAGGAATTGAACCTGCATTCCCCGCCCCGAAAACACCCCAAAACTTAGCTGGTTAGGAAAAGTAAAGGGAGATTCGGTGATTACCAATCGTTGCGATGTCTTACCAATTAGACGATGGGGTCCCACAAATTTTTAGTTCGCCTGGGGGGCAATGAATGTATCCCCGGGCGCCTCTCTCAGCTACATATAAAGTATACCTCAGATTCAGATAAAGTCAAGGGATTGAACGAAAAAACTTCGTTTGTAAGTGATTGATTCCAAAGGGGTTTTGAGAAATCCACATGGTTGTTCTAAGTGTTTGATTCTAAAGGAGTTTTGGAGCGGCGGAGGACGCCCTCTCCGGGTCTTTTCTCCCTAAGACGCTCTCTGACTCGGGGGGCGGGCTAAAAGCCGACAGAAGCCCTCTTGCGGCGCAACCCTAACCGCGTCTGCTCTTTTTCAGTCGAGCAAGGCGTACATGCATACATCGGAGCAGACTTCGTGGTGATCCTGTCATATCCGTCATCCAAGGCAATCCGGCGTAGAGCTTCGGCAGACTCGCCACAAAAATCACAAACCATTTCTTCTGACATGGCATCCTCCAAATATTCCTGATGAAAGTTCCGGGCGCCGCCTCTGGGCGCACGACGGTCTTTCATAAATCCGGCAGCCCGAAGACACGCATCCATGGCATTATAATCTCGGGCTTTAAATAGTTTATTTATGTTTGCCACAAATTTCCCCGTCTTCAAATCCACATTGTGGGCAAATGTTATTCATAATACCCGCAGAGCAAACTTCCCAGTCCCCATCATCACCCTTAAACCGAGATACAAGCCCAGTCTCTATCATAATTTCCATAGTAGCATTTGTTCCGGCGCCAATTCCCTCATCATGCCCCCACATATAACTCACACCAGCGGCTACTAAAACCAGACCAGATAAAATAAGTTCTAATGTAGTGAATTCCATAAAGTCTCCTTATTATGGTATTTATGAAACAATGTAAGTGAAATCATCAAAGCCTTCATCTAAGGTGGGGCGTTCATATCCATCACTCAACATTTGATCTATATCTTCTTCCCAAACAACAGCATATTTCCTGTAGTTCGGCAAATGCTTTAGGACACGATTCCGATCCTTTTGGGTTAACCCCCCACAGAACCAAATAATGCGTTGATCCTTACTCCTGGCCATTTTAATTTGTTTGGCCAAACCTCGATTTATTTTCCATCGGGTAAAAATAGAATCATCAGAATCATCATGATCGGACATAATAACAGTATCGCCGTGGTCTATATTTTTGGAAATCCAAAACTGCTTTTGTTTGTCGCAAGTACCAATGAGCATTTTGATTGGTGTGGCATTATGCTCGTTGCTTAAATACATTTCTACAAGCTCATCAGAGGGAACTCTTAATTGATTGTCGTAAGGTTTCATATCCATGACAACATATCCTTCAAAATAATATATTGATAAAAAAGGCGCGGGGGGAAGGTACTCCCCCCGTACAATTGTATGATAAGTGCCCTATCCCCCGTGGGGACCATCAGGGTTTCTACTCCAAAAATCACAAGCCATTCTGTGAAGGGTCAATGCATTCGTACCCGAACACTACCAACACAAATATTAAGTATGACTCTTCCTTTAAGGATCCACCCCGACTTAACGACTAACGGCTCCAGTAGCCGGCTCTCCGAGCAGGACCTATATCTGTCATTGCAAAGGAAAACTACTTCCCAAACTCCAACAATTCATTCGCCGTATCGGTACTCGGCTATCCATAAATTCTCCGTGAATCTCCCTCAAGGCCAGCTGAGCCTCATTCGCTACTAACCGCAGTCTACGGCGTTTGCTACTCCGTTCAATTCACGGTCCTCTATAGAACCCCTATTATATTATTCGCCTATTTAATGATAGTGGCAAGTTTTACATTGCCACTTTTTTTCTCGCTTCCTATAGGGAAACGAAAACCCCTTGATATTAAGTATCATCATTATTATAATGAAATTCCTCGTCTTCATATCCTAACTGTTCAATTACCTCATCGGCATAGTAATATGCAGAATTAATAGCATCATCTACTGAACGCTTATTTTTTCGTCGTTCGCGTCGGGTTTCCCGTTTGCGCTTGCGCTCTTGCCGATAATCATCAAAATAATCTTCGTCAAAGTCTGAATCGTTACTAGTCTTAGACCGTTTATTTTTACCCATCGGTATTTTTCTTTGACCTCTTCTTCTTGGGCTTAGTTTTCTTAACAGCAACAGCAACAGGCTCCGGTTCCGGTGCTGGCTCGGGAATGAGCCCAGGCATAAATTCCCAAACCAATCGGGCTGTTAATCCATCAAGCCTTTTATCCTTCATCTGAATAAGCAACTCAGATTCGCTTGGATGTATTGATTCCAGCATATTGACAAAGATTTCTTCGCGCTTCATCTTATTCTGAATCAGCTTGCCTGTGCGCGAAGTAAAATAAACCAGCTTCCGAACTTCTCGTTCTAAGATAGATGGAGCCAATCCATATTCACTATCATCCTTCTTATATGGAGGAGAGCCTTCGGGCAACTCCCACACAATATCGGGATGAAATGCTCCTTGCAAAATAGTATGCAGTGCTTGGGTATTTTTATGCCCGCGAAGCAATGTAATTTTTTCGTCATTTGTTTCTGCCTTAGAAACACGACCAAAAAGCTCGGGTAGACTCTCACTATAATTTGGCATTCTTTAAAACTCCTGAATATCTTCCATCAAATTTTTCAACTTGAATTTCACAAAATAATTAAACAACTTGCTTCGGTCACCAGAAACGGCATTGGTATATTGAGAAAGAATTTCTTCCTTCAAGTCTTGAGGTACAAACTCTAAATCAATCAACTGTTCGTTTCTACGATAACCGCGCAACTGATTAGAATCGTTCCAATCATTGGGGTCCGATGCCATCCATCCGGACAGCTTTTTCTTTGAAATTGATTTTTGTCGTTCGCCCCTCACTAGAACATCATCTGAACTCAGGCAATTAGGAATACCATCTCCACGATCTCCGCGAATAATATGTTCCTTCAAAAAATCCTGAGGGCTATCGGTCCGAAGAAACTTCTTCTGAACTGGAGCGAACTGATCTACATTACTGTATTGTTGCAACTGCATAAAATCTTTATCACCAGATAAAATTAATTTATTTTCAACCGGGCATACATGTTGAACCAGTACGGCAATAATATCATCTGCTTCTGCTCGGTTTACATCAAGAACAATATAAGGAAAATACTCCTTAATTTCGTCTCTGATTTTATTTAGCGTTTCAAAAATTAGAGTCCAATCCAAAGTCGAAGCAGCACGGTCTTTCTTTCGCCCCGCCTTATAAAACGGAAAAATATCTCGGCGCCAATAATGTCGCCCATCACAACAAATTACAAGATCGCCATACTTCTCACCAAACTTCATCTTGTATGCACGAAGACTATTCAGCACCATATGGCGAAGTAAGTCTTCATTTATCTCTTGATTTTTATTGTAGGTATTAATACTCACCATCAAATTGCTAATGGCAATTTGATTCAGATCTACCAGTATCATTCCAATCCTTTACACACACCATCAGGAAAAATCACAGCAAGTTTCTTGTTGTATTTTCTTGCACGGCGAATTGTTGCCCACGTTCCAGAGCGCAGAACTTCTTCTTGCTCTTTTGGTGTGGCAATTAGTACATCACAAGCCTTGACGATTTCAGTATTCCGCTCCAAATAAGGAAGGGGCTTTTCAGTTATGTCGCCGACACACCAAGCCCTCTTGGTATCAACATCGGGTGGATGAATAACCACAGTACCAATTCCAGCACGGGTAAACATAGTTATGGCAAAATCATCAGCCTCATCATCTGCTCCAATACAATCGCCATGATGAAATTCACGAATGGGCCCAAGCTCATCTTCAATCATTTGCCAGACACTCAAGAATGACTTCTTTTGAGAAATAGTCATTCCCTCTTGAGTGCCTGTGAATCCAATCTTGACCATTACTAAATCACCCTAAGAATAATCATATCTTTATTAATACGACCCGTCACTTTTGTTTCCTTTGCGGCAATTGTGTCCATCAACTTTCGCAGCTTCACTTTACCGTTATTCAAGACTTCGGGTAAAATTGCATCAGGCTTTCGGATCTTCTTCTTGAACGAAGTAGCCACATCAAAATCATGCAACGTAGTTCCCTTTATTGTCATTCCACTATCTGAGTTATACTTATAAAGAAAACGATCTTTTGTATTGAAAATCCAAATTTGGTTAGATTCAATCATCTTATCAGGAGACACGCTAACGATCTTAAAGCTATCGTCCCGAACCTTATACTTTACCTTCGCCACCTGCTGGTCAACAGATTTATGTTTCTTCGATCTAGGCTTTCTTGTTGCCTTACGGACGTTCCCCCACGCCACCGAATCATCTATCATCCCTTGAATAAACTTACGATACTTCTTTTGCTGTGGAATTGACAGAAAGGAATATCCCTCATTCAATTGGTCATCATCACCATCAATCAACTCTTCCACTTCAAACAAAATATCTTCTAGATAATCCTGAAGTTTCTTGGTATGGGGACCCTTAACTTCCTTATTCTGCAAGAACTTGTACATATCAAAATTCGAGTTTTCACAATCATCAACAATGAAATCATCAACTTCGGCTTCAACTTCACCAAGAAGGTCGCGTACCTGATTGGATACTCGTTCCTGAATACTGAGAATGGGAGATTTATTTTTAATGTCTTGCTCTTTTGTCTTCTGGGCAATAATAGTTTTTCCATCCTCAACCAAATCATCAACAACCACATTCAGGCGAGCAGTCAGTGTATCAGACTTGTATCCGTCAGTGATAATTTTGGATACATTTCCCCAGGTAGAAGATGATAGTGAAGCCGATCTTATAGCAGCCAAGTCAGACTTCGGTCGATTATTTTTTACATAGTCCTCAAGAAACTCTTTAATTTCCTTAGTAGAATATACACCATGATACCAATGCAAGGCTTTGCCGAGAAGTTTTGTCTGTTCGTCTTCGGTAAGATCATCGAAATCATCGAATGAGGGTTTCTCGCCATACGTTGTCACAATTTCAGCGCGGTTAATTCGGGTTCGCTTGGTTTTCTTTTTTGCCACGAAGGGTGTTCTCCAGTAATCAGTTATCTATAGTATAGCCAAAAACAGAGAAAAGTCAAGTCTCTATGCTTGCCAATTCTTGAATTGCCCTTTATTAATTAAGTTTGCCTTTACGAAATCAATCTTTTCCTCTGGGCTCATGATTTGTGGTATTGTTACCCATGGCAATTGTTGGCGATTGAAGTCGCGCAGGCATTCAAACGTATTCCCTCGTAACAATTGCCGTTCAGCCTCAGGCCATTGATCTGGGCTGAATACGAATTCTGGTTGATTCGTCGTACCGATTGGATTCGTCTTGTCATAAACATAGACATCATTGCAGTCAGTATTCACAAATAAAAGTTTACCCTCGACATGAGCCTTCAGAGCCCAGAGCATGTGCGTAAAGTCATCCGGAATATTAGGAACTTCCAGATGTTTCAAATCACATTCGACAGCCCTCGAAGAGATGGCCAGCGTCACTTCACCCCCGGTACAGTTGTGCCCGTCCCAATAAGTGTATGATGGAACTGGAAATCGAAAATTGAAATAGGAATGAAGCCAGGCACCAGGAATCACTTCTTTGTGTGGCTGCTGGGTTTCGTGGCATCTTACCGAATCAGTAATCTGCATATTACTCAGGTAATCGAAATCGACAATCTGATTAAGATCGCCAATGGATTCAAATGCACATGGGTAATAAAAATCATCACCATCAATCATAATCAAATGGGTATAGTTCTCTTTCTTGTACAGACTCTTATATAAGTCAAGAACAGAGTTATGCCCCATTCCATTACCACCATTGCTCTTGGTCTTGACGACCTCAAAGTCCTTGATGGCTGATTTAATTCCGTTGTAATAATCATCGTCGTTCGTATTACAGACAACTTTCAAATCCCATTCAAATGGATGGTACTCTTGGTCTACAACAGAATTAACGCACCGAAGCAATTCTTCTTTTGAAACAGTTGTGCTACAGAGCGGAACTACTAAGGCTTTCACAAATTCTGCCACATAGCAATATTGTCAAGTTCGCCCGAAATCCAACGATAAGTTTTTTCCATACCCACTTTAAGAGGCTTACTAGGTGCCCAACCTAATTTCTCAGCAATTAAATTATTATCAGAACATCTTCCTTGAACACCTCTAGGACCATCAACATTCTTAATAACCAAATTTTTTCCCGAAATATCAATAGCCATTTGAGCAAAATCATTAATTGCAATCATTTCTTCAGATCCAATATTTACTGGACCAGTAAAATCAGAATCCATTAATCGCAAAGTGGCCTCAATACACTCATCAATATACAAAAATGATCGTGTTTGAGTACCATCACCCCACACCTCAATCTCAGTACCGTTTACAGCTTCCGCAGCTTTTCGGCACATCGCAGCAGGAGCTTTTTCTTTACCACCCTTATATGTACCCTCAGGCCCAAAAATATTATGATAACGCGCAATACGCACATTCAACCCATAATTACGATGGTACGCAAGATACAATCGTTCGCTGAATAATTTTTCCCAACCATATTCAGAATCAGGATCAGCAGGATAAGCAGACGCTTCGGCACAATTTGGATTATCAGCATCCAACTGATTGTGTTCTGGATACATACATGCCGAAGAAGAGAAAAATACCTTTCCAACTCCATACTTTCTACAGTTCTCAGCAATGTTCAAATTAATCTGTGCAGAATTATGCATCACATCGGCATCATGGTCGCCCGTAAAAATATAACCGGCACCACCCATATCCGCAGCAAACTGATACACCTCATCATATTGTTCAAAAATACTTTCACAAAATGCCTGATCGCGCAAATCACCTACAACAAAATCATCAGCAGCAGTAGGCGCAAATTCCGGCCGCTTTATATCAACACCGCGGACCCACACAGGCTCTTTAGTGGCAACACCACGAACCCAATGGCCATCGGTCTTTAATCGAGACACCAAACTACTGCCGATAAACCCACCTGCACCACATACCAAAATTCTCTTCACAATAAACTCCTATAATTTATTTAACTGTAAAACCAAATCAGAAACCATACCCAATGTAATGTCCTGATGATTTCCAACGTACACACAATTTGAATTAATATACTCAGAATTTAATTCAAAATGGTCTACAACTCTATCATTAAACGGAGGATGTTTATATAAATTTCCGCCTATAAATGGTCGATGCTCAATGCCCTCAGAATCTAATAATTTTTTCACTTCAGAAATATTTCCAGTTTTGGTAATAATAGGAAGACAAAATGAACTAATTCCATCATCATCAAAATTACAATAATATTTAGCATCATCTAACCCAGAAACAAATTCTCTATAGTTACCATTTCTAATTTCAATATTTTGATTCATTCGCGGAATCTGCATAATTCCAAGTTTTGCATTAATTTCACAACTTCTTACATTATAACCATCTCGCAAAAAAGTAAACTTAGGATCTACACCATCAACAACATATTGATCTTGCTTATCCGCAGGAAGCTCCCTCAACATACCATGGGATCGCAACAACAAAAATTGGTGATATAATTCTTCATCATCAGTACATATCATTCCCCCCTCAATGGTAGTCATGTGATGCCCATAATAAAAAGAAAAAGAAGAAGCAACTCCAAAATTACCAATCTTCTTTTCACCAAAAGTTGCACCATGAGATTCACAACAATCCTCTACAAGAGTAACATTATATTTTAAACATAAATCTAAAAGAGCATCGCTAATTGCAGGAAATCCAATAAAATGGGTAAGAAACAAAACACAATCTCGATTCTCTTTAAACATCTGCTCAAGCGAATCTAATCTAGGACCAAAATTATCAAGACTAATATCACACAAAAGAAGATTTAAATTATTTTGAATTACAGGAGAAACATTGGTGATCCAAGTGGACGATTGACAGATCCAATTATGTCCTCTATCTGCCAAAGCCCGCACCAATAATAAATTAGCAGATGATCCAGAATTAACGAAAACGGAATATTCACATCCCTGCCATTTTGACCATGCATCTTCAAATTCTTTTACAACTGGACCCTGAGTTAATTTTTCCGAATTTAATATAAACTCACTTAGTTCCCTTCTTTCAGTATCTAAAATTGCATCATCAGTCATTAATTTCCACATCAGTGTATCCTTTTTGTTCTTTCACATCACTGTCTATAATATTATCAATAGCAGATTTGCATTCATATCTATCGTCGTTTAATGAACGAATTTTTTTAGCCAAATCATAATACACATAATTAAAAGTTTCAGTAGTTTCCATAATCATCATTTCGTTGATAATATTCCATAAGGCTAGGTTAACTAATCTTAAATTATCTAAAACCTTCGCATCAACAATAGTATATAAATCAAGCCGAATTGCAATTTCATTCAACCGATCATATTCATCATTAATAAACCTCAATTTATGACTATCGGCAATTCTATTCTTCTTAATTTCTAATATCGTCAATTTATCCATTAACTCACCAGCCGAAACTGGAATTATTATATCAATCATAATTCGTCCAATGTTCAGATACAGTATAGTATCTTCCTGGCATTCTTTGAAGTCTATATTTTGGGCAAGTAATTTCATGAATAATACCATCCATAAAACAATGAAAAGAACTCTCTACTGCATAGATAGCTTTGGCATTCTTGATGATTTTGTACCAATCAAAAATCACATACCCATCCTTTATATCCATTTCGATCACTTTACAATCTGGTTGAATAGGTAATTTAACTTCATTATCAGAAGAGGTTAACGCAGCTAAAACATATTCGTCTTCCGATCCCACCAATTCTGTGTATAACGACTCTTCTTTGTTTATATTTCTCGTCCATGATAAATTATAAATTTCCTCGAACGGAACATTAGACAACCTATACTTAGGCTCTTGACATGTTTCATGTGGTAATTGTGCAGTTGGGTGGGGGCCCCTGTCTGCCAAATTTAACGCATAATCAAAACCTTCTTCCTCATAAATTTTCAGACACTTAACCACATCAGCTTTAAGCCAATCATCAGGTCCAGAATTTAATCCAGAATTTATAGGTATATCATCACTATCATTCAACACTATTGGAGTTACATAATCAAATCTACTGAGCAAATCTAACATCATTTCACGAACAGGCCAATACACATCATACCCAGAATCAGCATATTTCTTCGCAATTGGGGCACAAGTAATTATATCACCAAACCCACCAGACTGCATCATCATTAATTTAGGCATAACTACTGTGATTTCCTATGAGGATCAATAATTTGATGGTATAAAATCTCAGACGGCATTTCATTTGAGTAAAATTTTCCAGTATCGGGCAGTTGGCTGAATGAAGGATATGCAGGATCTTGATATGCCTTAATACCTAACATCTTGGTAAACACACTAAAAATAGACTGGTCGCGTCTATATACTTTATTTTCGGGATAGTCATCAAACCCACATGTATTTGGAGCGTCAGTAATTAATCTATAGTCTTCGCAATACCGCATATACTCATTAACAAATTGCATAGTAAAATCACACTTACGATAAAACTGAGGCGAACCACATCGAGGCCTTGCTTCATGTACCTGCTGTACCCGAACATCATCCATATCATCGCAATTCATATAATAAAATACATCTCGCTTTGTCTGCTCTCGTTCCCACAAAATCTTCCCCCGAGGATCATTAGACGATTCAAAACTGGGCTTATCAGGATCAATAAGATAAAATGGAAGAATATCATTTTCCTGACAAATATCAATCAACGGTTTTGCACTATCAATAAAAGACGCGCCCGAATCAGAATAACAAACAACATCACCTTCGCTACACTCATTCAAAGTTTTTAAAATAAAGTAACTTTTCCACATCCAATATCCAGCGCCGGTTTTATGTCCTAAAATATGCCAATTTTTACGCATAAACGATTTGTCAATATCATCAAAGTTATAAGTACGAACTTCATCAAACCCCCCAACTTCTAGTCCTGTTTTTGCATTATTTTTCTGACTTTCATAAAAACGGCCGTGTGCATAATTAATTAAAATATTCATATCAAAATAAGACCTCTATCTGAACAGAACGACTTATATACCGCTTGAACTTTTGGTGAGTGGTCACCAATTCCAAGTTTTCCCTTACCTCCATTTAAATCAAATTCATGCATATATGTCTTTGGCCATTAAATAAAAACAATCACACCCGACCTCTGAGTACATTCTTCTAGTCAAACCAGTAAGCTGAAAAAAATCACCCAGACCCATATGATGATATAATAAAAACGAATCTTCTGTTGGCTGTCTCATCATAAAATCCTTTTTTGAACATCCGCAATAACATCATAAAGAATTTCATCCAGATTCTTAACAGCTTTCCAGCCAACCAAATTATAAATCAATTGAGTTCCCGGAACCCTTCGTTCCATATCTTCAAATCCTTCACCATATGCTTCCTTATACGGAATAAAAACAATATCACTATCAGAATTCGTTTTCTCGATCACTCGCTTCGCTAAATCAAAAATACTAATCTCTTCGTTGTTTCCTATATTCAAAACCTTACCAACTGTATCCGAACTTTCTAGAACCAACAAAATACCATCAGTAATATCATCAACATGTCCAAAACATCTTGTTTGATTGCCATCTCCATATACAGTAATATCATCTCCACGCAAAGCTGCCTCAACAAAACGAGGAACTACCATCCCATAAAAACCAACTTGGCGTGGGCCCACGGTATTGAAAAGGCGAACAATTCTAGCCGGAAGATTCTTACTGCGCCAATACGAATATGCAAGAACCTCTTCAATAGCCTTTGCTTCGCTATATGACCATCGAACATTCAACGGCGAACCAAGAATTCTATCATCCTCCTCAACCAAAGAATCAGAAACATTCTTTCCATAAATTTCACTTGTGCTGGTAACAAGAATTGGACGAGAATACTTATGAGCTTTCTCCAATATAATTTCAGATCCACGAATATTTGTCGAAAGACTTTCTAACGGCTTATCAATAATATTCTTAACACCAACAGCCGCGGCAAGATGAAGTACCGAATCAACTCTACGGACACAATCATCCACAAGGTCTACATTCAAAATAGATCCGATAACAATCTCTAATTTTGGATTATTTTTATGTTGACTGAGATTATCAATTCGACCAGTAGACAAGTCATCTAATACAACAACACTATCACCTCTACCGATAAGTTTATCCACAAGATGTGAACCAATAAACCCGGCGCCGCCCGTAATCAAATACTGCATTATTACAAATATTCCTTCCCAAATGTAAATAATTCTTCAGTACCATGTTCATGAATATATTCTAGATAATTGCGCTGGTCTATAATTTTATCATAGACAGACGAATCAAAGGTCCAATCACCGATAATATTTTTTGGCGTATCTACTTCACAAAAATCCAAACCATTAATCACAGGATCAAATGCAGCATTAATTTCAGCAACATCTTTACCATATTCTTTATACTCTAAAACCTTATACCAAAGTTGCTTTATCACATAGTATTTTAAATTAAGAGCTTGTAAATGAATAAATCCACAATCTTTAATTGGAACGGCCGGAAGATTTATAGGAGGAGTTCTAGGATCATGAAATTCTCTCTTAGTTAAATCATAATATCCAGTATGCTTTACTGGGTAAATAAAATCTCGATAATTGTTTATATATTCTGGGTCTTGTCGAATCTTACCTAAAGAGCCAACAACATTATATTGATACACAAGCAATTTAAGGTCTAATGCCTGCTCCACAACCCAACCAAAATGTCGGACAAATGAATGAGATAACAACTCGTCTGCATCCATAGAAATTACAATATCGGCTTCTGCACCTCTACTATGTTCCAGCAGAGTCGAACGACATAAACTTTCGTGGTGAAACGAATCATCTCTAGTTAATATTGTAGCTTCGTCACCCAAGAAATCTTTAATCACTTCAACAGTATTATCAGTAGATCCATCATCAACAAACACAAACTCGTCTACTTCATATTCTTGCCAAAACGGAAGAACCTTTTCTAATAACAGCGATTCGTCTTTTACTTGTGTGTTTGTATGAACAATCATAGTCCCTATAATTTCCTTGCAATGAAAGAGGCACTCTTTGCAAACAAGTCAGTATATTCATTATCGGCATCAAGATTATTATTATCAATGGCAGTTGAAATCATAGAAATATCTAACTCACAAAGAAGCCAAATAGTATCATCAACAATACCATCCTTAAAATAATCATGCCCTATAACAATATCCCCAGATTTAAGATATTTAGAAAAAATTTCAATCTCCTTTGCCTTATTTCCACCATCGCAAATTAGTAGAGTTTTTCCTGGCTGAGAAATTAACTGACTAATTTCCGACATACCCCCTTCACTAAACACATCTAATAATCTCAAATAAATATCACATTCAGCAAAAACACCATGAACATCTTCTTCTATAATAGTTTCCTTATAGTGACCTACATCAACCTCCCTAAACCAATCATGAGGATGTTGAGAAAGATGATCTACAATATCATAAGAGATAATATCTCCATAAAAATCTAAATGTCTTCGTATGAAAACCTCCAAACCACCAAAAAATGTCCCAATTACAATACACCTATCGAAATTTTCATTGCCAAATAATATGGGATATGATTCTGTAATATTATAACTTTGTTGAGTATGTATTCCATCCACAAAAATAAACCAACCGGCCGTCCTCCCCTCTTTTGGTATTTTATCTATCGACATAATAAATATTCCCTCTTCCCAGTAATGTAAATAATCATAATTCTAAATCGAAATTCTTCGCCTTTCGTTCATGGAACAATCGTTCATCAAAGTCGCGATCTTCTGGCTTATCGTTATCAATATATAGCTGATCGTAACCACGCTTCTGACCATCATATCCATGTGACTGCATCCAATCAGGATGCTGATGTTCAAACAAAACGTCTGGGCTAAACGAAAGTCGATCTAGTAAATCAGCCACGGCAGTAAATTCTGTATCTGCCCAGAAGGTGATATATTCAGGATAGTAAATATAGTCGAACCTTTCGTAATAAGGCTTGCCCATAATACAAAGTGTATCAGTCTCTCGATTATGACCATCGAAAAACCAGACAACACCGTCACCATCAGCAAAAGATACATCCATTTCTTCGACAATTTTATCATCCCATCCATTCACTAATGCCAGCCAATCATCTGCGGGCTGCATGAGAATATCATAGTCTGGAGCCTTGTCCATGTCACGATTTACAGAACCAATCTTACCAGCCCGTTCGTCAAAATAGTATGAAAGATTATCATATGACTCAAGGCGCTTAATGGCATCTGGATTGTTCATCGTCTCATCGTCAGTATCACAAGAAACTAGATAATGACAATTATGGTCGCCTGACTGTTTTTCCACGAACGAATCCAACACCGTAAAGAATTTCTCACATCTACCACGGGTTGGAAACTTAACTAAAAGATCCATTATGAATCTCCTTAATATGGATACTTTTTTCGCTTGGGGCGAGCATCAAACTCAGCCTTCAAGCCAGTAAGTAATGAAGTCCATTGCGATGCTCTCATGTCCCAGCTATAGAAATAATTATAATATATGACTTGTAGTTTTAAAATTTGCTGAAGGGCTGGTTCCCAATATTGGTCAAGTGCGTTGCTCAGAATACCCGAATACTTCTGGGCGTGTCTGGATGGATCTGATTCCCAATTATACATCCATGCATAGTCAGTACAGGTTTCAGTCAATGCGCCATAGTTAGGAACAACAGCCAAAAGCCCTGCGGCCATGGCTTCAATTGCAACGCAACATGAGCTTTCAATGTAAGTGGAAGGGTATGCAAGAATATGGCTCTTGGTCAAAGCACCACGAATCTCATCGTTTGAAACTGTGCCATAATAATTAACCGATTTGAGTTCACCCAAGCGATCATACAATTCTTGGAATTGCTTGTCTTCTTCTTCCCAACCATAAATTTTGAAGCTAGAATATATGTCCACTTCAAAATCATCACGCTGAGTTTCTAGATGACGAATGGCTGATTCTAGAATATGAAGCCCGCGATGAGGAGTAGAAAAATACACAAGGCGAAGTTTATCGTCCTTGGGTTTTTCGTGAGGCTCAAAACGCTCGCAACAATTCTTCAGTACCACACCATCTTCATATGGAACGCCCAGCTTCATATTATACTGTTGCTGTTGCCAATGGCTATTAAATACAATCTTGGCGAATCGTTCGCGGGAAGATGCCTCTTTAAGATGCTCCGACTCGGGATCTTCTGGTAGATCCTGAAGCCAAAGAATGTTGGGTTTGTCAGGATCAATAAATTCGTCACGCACACGCGACATAATAAAATTGAAATTATCCCAAAGCTCAGGATCGAGTCGAGACTTCAAACCCTCAAGCATTAACTCAGTGCCGCCTTTGGCATCTTTATGAACTGCGTTTTTCTTTAACTCATCCTCGTCTAACACAACTCCAGAAGCATTATCGGAAGTAATTTTAAGCTCAAATGGACTATCAATCATTTTAATTTTCTCCAAAAATAGGGGCGGCAGCAACAAAGCTACCGCCCCCAATTCATGCTCTAAACGAGAACATTATTATAGAACGGACTATTACGAAGGCGAGTCCATACCATAACGGGACGTGCTAGTGGCAGTCGGCTCTGACCATACTTCATGATTACCATAAGCCTCAACCGTGGTCTTGATGTGTGAAATCAAAGCGCGGAAGTTCTGCACGCCAAATCGCGCGCGGGCTTCAGCAGCCGTGAGGGTCTTTCCCCGGGAGAGGTAATCGGTTACCCGACGTGCCTGACTATTAGTACGAAATGCCATTATTTTAGATCCTTTAAATATCGGTGTCAATTCAAACTTTTAACGCAATCACCGAAACTTGCGATAAAAATGTCTATTATTATATAGCAGTCAACTAGAGCTAGTTAGGGCTCCATTTTAATTTTATTGAAATTGGTAAGCATCTTATTAGGCTAAAGAACCATCACCATAACCACCGGCATGGTTTTCAATCCAATCTACCAAATCTTCATACCCCCCAATCAATTCATCGTCACTAAAAATCTTGGGTACAGTTTTTGGAGTCTGGTGTTTCTCGGCCAAGGTATAAAATTCTTCCTTGGACATTAAATTTGGAATTTTAAGCTCTTGGTATGAATACCCATATGAGTTAAGAAGATCCTTTGCCTTTACACACCACGGGCAACTATCCTTTGTGATTAACCAAATCAAGCTGATACCCAAAAATTAATATATCGGCTACCATCGCCATTGGTTGTTTCCGTATACTCAACTTCATTAGCTTTACCATACTGGTCAGGAGTTTCATAACGAACTTTCATCTCATTCTTCCAATGTTTGATATTAGCCTCAGTCGTATCATCAGACAAAACATAAACTCCCTGAATTCCAGTTTTTGCATCTCGCGCCATGATTTCTCCTCGGTTTTATTTAGCTGTAAAGGCTTGCAGTTTTGAACGGCAAAGATTGCCTATTGTTGATTTAATTATGAAAGAAACCGCAGGGTCTTGAGGACCTTGCGATTTCAGTTGTTTAAGTATTTCTCGTATGTGAGCATTAAGCTCTGGAGTTAATGTCATATATTATTAGTTCCTTATAAAATCGGGGCGGCAGGACTCGAACCTGCGGCTTTCTGCTCCCAAAGCAGACACTCTACCAGACTGAGCTACGCCCCGTAATTAATCTGCCTTCGCAGAATCAATTTGCTTTTTCAATTGCCTGATACACTCCCGAACATCCACATGTTCTTCTGTATCCTTTGATACTGGAGTCCCGGTTTCATACTCAAAAATTCCACAAAGCTCACATTTCAACATACCATCTATCCTTTTATTGTCTAAAAACTGGCAGGGTGAGGAGGAGTCGAACCCCCAACCCCCGGATTTGGAGTCCGGTACACTACCAATTGTGCTATCACCCTATTACGATGCCGTCGATGCACCCACATTCTGAACAACCTTGACCCGTTTGAAGACCGTCTCCTTGCCTCCGTGAAAATCAGAAACGCTATGGCGCTTCGGAGTCATCTTCGCAAGAAAACATTCGTTGACCTCTGCCATAGAAGAATCGCTACTGAAAAAGACCCCGAGGTTTCCCTTTCGGTCCTTGACCTTGTAGATATAACAACCAGCATTGTCGCTATACGTCTTTTGAACCAACTTGACGAAAAATTCAGCGCGCGTCTTGACCGAACCCATGTATTCAGAAGTCGATGCAGATTCCTTGGCTTCGGCCATCTTCATTTCGCGATTGGCTGCACGATCCATGGTGGTATAGACACAAGCCACAAAACCAAAGTCAGACTTGGCAATCATGCTAGGAGCAACATTGCGATATCCACCTTGTGGCAACAATCGCATAGAACGGTCAAAGTCAGATTCGTGAGCAGTCGGCCCTTTG